GCATATATCTACACAGAATAATGCCAATAGCACCTGATTACATGAGAAAAGCGGCAAAAGAAGCCTTGGAAACAAGAAAAGACTTGCCGCCCAGCAGACAATACGGTACTAGAGTAGGGTTAGCCAGAGCAAATCAAATTGCGAATGGTGATAATCTCAGTATACGCACACTAGTAAGAATGCGTAGTTACCTAATCAGGGCAAGAGAAAACTATAGAACAGCAAGAGAAAAAGGACTAACAGCAGAGGATTCCAAAGCAGTTGGTGCCTATTTGCTTTGGGGTGGACCTAGAGCATTGAGTTGGGTCAATGACCAAATAAACAAAATACAAAGGAGATGATTATGCCAATGGGTAAAGGACAAAGAGGCGGTAAGAAGAAAAAGAAGAAGAATCAACGTGGCGGTAAAGGCTCTAAAAGAGGATAACATAGATTGGCAAGGATACTATGCTAGTATCAAGTCAGTTTGTCCTTGGAGTTATAAGGCTTATATGAATGACAATATACTTGTTATTAACTACAGTCCCAACTGCTTTAAAACTTGGAGTTGCTTATTTACGGGCACTAAGTATGAAGCATTTGTGTATAAAATGCCGCAAGTAACAGCAAAAGAATTAGAAACACTCACAGACCATTACAATGAAACACTTGGAGACAAGTATAAGTCAGAGTTTCTTTGGTCACACAATGAAGAAGGCGGAGATAGTGCGCCAGTTCCTATAATTATACAACAGGACAAAGCACAACTAGAACAATTAAGAAGCAAAATGGGATATGATGAGTAAAAGAATTACCAACCAAGAACTAAAAGATGATGTAATTAGATTACATGTCGAGACTGAGCAGATCAAGTCACAGCATCTAACACATATACACGACTGTATACACAGG